AGACTCGGCCGCATCATGGCTGGATTGGAGCGCGCCTCCGCAATCCAGCGCGACATGCAACTGGAGGCCGACGACGAGGAGGTGATGTTGCTGCTATGAGGACGCGATACGTGTGGCGCGACGGCGAGATGATCGAGATCGCGGTCGCCACGCCCGGTGCCGAGCCAAAGATCCAGATCGTTCCAGACATCGGCGGATACAAGTCGATGGCGGACGGCTCGTGGATCAGCAGCCGTTCGCAGCACCGCGAGCATCTGAAGAGGCACAACTGCTTCGAGGTGGGCAACGAGATGCCCAAGGCGAGGCAGCCGATCACGACTAACCGCGAGCAGCGCATCAAGCGCCTGCGCGAACAGTTGTGGAACATGACCGATCGGCAGGCGGACAAGATTCTGGCCGACCTGCGGTCGCAGCAACGGAGATGACATGAGCGAGATCCAGAAGGTCGACAGCGACAGCCGCAAGGAGCTGCTGGCCGAGCAGTTCAGCGCGATCGAGGCAGAGGCCGCCGCACCCGCCCCGGAAGCCGCGCCCGAGCCTGCAGCCGAGGCGGAGCCTGCCGGCGACCGCGCGCGCGATGCCTCGGGCCGCTTCGCCAAGGCCGCTGCCGCCGGGCCGCAGGCCACCGCGGGCGAGGCGACCGAGGCCGTGGAGGAGCCCGTCTGGCGCCGGCCGCCGCAGTCGTGGAAGAAGGAAATGCACGACTTCTGGTCCAAGGCGGACCCGCGGCTGCAGGAGTACGCCTACCAGCGCGAGGAGCAGATGCGCGCCGGCATCGAGCCGATCCGCTCGAAGGCCGAGTTCGCGGACAAGGTCAACGAGGCGATCGCGCCCTACATGGACACGATCCGAGGCCTCGGCATCGACCCGCCGCAGGCGATCCGCGCGCTCATGGAGGCGGACAACATCCTCCGCTCGTCGCCCCCTCAGGACAGGCTCAACTATTTCCATTCCCTCGCCCGGTCCTACGGCATAGACTTGACCGCGCAGGGTCAGCCCGCCCCACAGGCCCCGGTCGATCCCAGCTTCGTGGCGCTTCAAAACGAACTCGTGAAGATTCGTGGCGAAGTGACCGGCTGGAAGCAGGCGCAGGAAGAGGCGGCCAATGCCGTGCTTCTTGACGAGGTGCAGCAGTTCTCCGCGAAGGCAGAGCATTTCGAGGCCGCGAGGCCGACGATGATTCAGCTCTTACAGAGCGGCGTCGCGACCACGCTAGAAGACGCATACGACAAGGCCCTTCGTCTCGATCCCGAGCTGTTCGCGGCATCGCAGCAGGCCCAACAGGCCGCAGCCGCAGCGCAGCGCAAGGCATCCGCAGACAAGGCGGCGAAAGCCGCTAGGGCAGCCGCGGTATCGGTTCGGTCCTCCACACCCGGGGCGCCCCCCGCCGCCAAGGCAGCCGACCGCCGGTCCCTTCTCGCCGAGCAGTTCGACGGGATGTCCGACCGGCTCTGACCCCAACCCTCTGTAAGGAGTGCCATTCATGGCGTTCGCGAACAGTTCGATCAGCGATATCATCGCGACGAACATCCAGTCGCGTTCCGGCGAGCTCGCCGACAACGTGACGAACAACAACGCGCTGCTGCGTCGCCTCAAGGAGCGCGGCAACGTGAAGACGTTCTCGGGTGGTAACGTGATCCTCCAGGAGATCATGTACAACGACACCTCGACGAACAACACGAACTCCTACTCGGGCTACGAGGTGCTCAACGTCTCGCAGAACTCGCCGATCTCCGCGGCGCAGTTCTCGATCACGCAGTACGCCTCGGCAGTCTCGATCTCGGGCCTGGAGATGATCCAGAACTCGGGAAAGGAGGCGATCATCGACCTGCTGGATGGCCGCATGGCCGTTGCGGAGGCGCAGCTCGCCAACCGCATCGGCGGCGACATCTACCTCGATGGCACCGGCAACTCGGGCAAGAACATCACCGGCCTCGCGGCCGCGGTGCCCGACAGCCCGGCGACCGGCACGTATGGCGGCATCAGCCGCGTGTCGTGGTCGTTCTGGCGCTCGGTCGCCTTCTCGGGCGTGACAAACGGCGGCTCGGCCACGACGGCGTCCAACATCCAGCAGTACATGGATTCGGTCGCCGTGCAGCTGATCCGTGGCACCGACAAGCCCGACCTGATCGTCGCGGACAACAACTACTACCGCCTGTATCTGCAGTCCCTGCAGTCGATCCAGCGCATCTCGGACAGCGGTTCGAGCATGGCTGGCGCGGGCTTCGCGTCGCTCAAGTACTACGGCGCGGGCATGGCCTCCGATGTCGTCCTCGACGGCGGCATCGGCGCGGCGGCGACGGCGAACCACATGTGGTTCCTCAACACCAAGTACCTGCACTTCCGCCCGCATGCCGACCGGAACTTCGTGCCGATCGGGGGCGAGCGTCAGGCGGTGAACCAGGACGCCATCGTGAAGCTCATCGGCTGGGCCGGCAACCTCACCAGCAGCGGGCCGCAGTTCAGCGGCGTGCTGATCGCCTAAGGAGGACCATCACATGGCCTACTCGTTCACCGAAAACCGCGCGGGCATGCTCCAGATCGACCAGACCGATGCTGGCGTGACCATGGCAAACGGATCGTCCGCGATCCCGACGCCGCCGGCCACGCTCGGCATGGTCGCGCGCGCGTTCGATCCGACGTATGGCGAGGGCGAGTTCATCGTCCTCGTCGGCGTCGCCAGCACCGAGGTCGGCTCGCTGGTCTCGTACAACGCCACCACCTACCAGACCGCGCTGGCCGCCAACACGGCGAACCTCGCGGGCCCGGTGGCGGTCGCGATGTCCGCCAACGGCGCCGGCTCCTTCGGCTGGTACCAGATCGGCGGCCTCGCGGTCATGAAGAAGACCGCCGTGGCCGTCAACCCGCAGGTCGCCATCTTCCAGTCCGCCACGGCGGGCCGGGTGATGCCGACCGTGGCCACCGGCAAGCAGCTGCTCGGGGCTCGCTCCGCGAACCTCGCGACGGTCGCGTCCGGCGTGTCGACGGTGATCGTCTCGATCAACCGTCCGCACAAGCAGGGCCAGATCATCTGACGACTGGGGGCGGCGGGTTCACGCTCGCCGCCCCTTTCTTCCTCGGGAGCATTCATGGCGCTTCCGTCGCGCGTCTTGAACTCTGGCGTCACGTCGCTGAGCACCGCCGCAATCTGCGGCGAGGGCGCGTCAGCGGTGTCGGCAGCCGGATCGACATCCAGCGACGCGACCGCGCTGACCAGCATCTACAACCGGATCTCGACCGTCGCCGCGGGCTCTGGCGTGAAGCTGCCGCCCTGCGAGATGGGCGCGACGATCTGGGTGACAAACCCGACGGCAACGTCCCTCACGGTCTATCCGTTCGACGCCGGCACGACCATCGGCGGCGCTTCATCGCTTGCAGTCGTCAGCAATTCGTCGGCGTGCTTTTTTGCCGTCAGCAACACGCGGTGGGAGCATCTGCAGGGCTACGGCGGCGCCCAGGCGCAGGCCGCCTACGGCGCGTTTTCGTCGACCGCTACGCAGAACGCGGCAACGATCAACACCGCCTATCCCGTAACGCTCAACACGACCGCCGAGGCGTACCTTGTCAGCATCGGCAGCCCGGCTTCGCGGGTCGTGTGCTCGCAGGCCGGGGTCTACAATTTCCAGTTCAGCATCCAGCTCGACAAGACCGCGGCTTCGACGGCTGCCGTCTATATCTGGTACAGGGTCAACGGGTTCGACATCGCCAACAGCGCGACGAAGGTCGCCGTTAACGGCAGCGACGCCGAGACCGTCGCGGCATGGAACTTTGTGCAGGAAATGAACGCAGGCGACTATTTCGAGCTCGTCTGGTCAACCGACGACACCAACTGCTTCATCGCGGGCTTCGCGGCGTCGCCGCCCGTTCCCGCGATCCCCTCGGTAATCCTGACCGCGGTGCAGGTCCGATGATCGTTGCCGACAACCTCGACCAGACGCTGCCGATTGTCTGCAACACCGCCGACGACCGCATCCGCGCGAACGTCTTGGCGGCCTGCAAGCTGCCGCTGCCGTGGCTGGATCTGGTCGAGGCTCACGAGCGGCCCGCCATCGTGGTCGGCGGCGGCCCGTCGATGCGGCCCCTGCTGCCGATGATCCGCGCTCTGCGCGACGGCGGGGCAGAGGTCTACGCCACGAACGGCACGGTGCGGCTGCTGCACTCGGCTGGCGTGACGGCCAATTTCCACGTCCTGCTGGACGCCCGGCCCGAGAACGTCGCCTTTGTCGATGGTCCCAAGGCTCAGCACTACCTGATCGCCAGCCAGTGCCACCCGCTGCTGTTTGCGGCCATTGCCGGGCATCCGCAGACGCTCTGGCACCCGGCCTACCCCGAAATCGACGAGTGGATCGGCCGCCGCGAGGCGGTCCTGATCGGCGGCGGCACGACGGTCGGCCTGCAGGCCCTGTCGATCGCCTACGCGCTCGGGCACCGCAAGATCCACCTGTTCGGGTTCGATAGCAGCTACTCCGAGGCCGGCGACGGCCATGCCTACGCCCAGGCGCTGAACGATGACGACGATCGGCAGGAATACCGGGTCGGCGACAGGCGCTTCATCGCTGCGCCATGGATGGTTCGGCAGGCGGTGGAGTACCAGACGGCCGCGCGTCAATTGTGCGAAGGCGATGCGGAGTTGTATGTTCACGGGACGGGGCTTCTCCCGACCGTTGCCGCCCTCATGGGCAAGGAAAGGAACTGACTATGCCGATCCCCTCTCGCGTGCTGGCCTCGGGCAATTCGGGCCTCGCCACGACCTCCATCTGCGGCGACGGCGCGACCGGCCTGACGGCCACGGGCTCGTCCGCCTCCGACGCGCTGCAGCTCTCCGCCGTCTGGAACACCGTCGGCACGACCGCGGCCTCGACGGGCGTCAAGTTGCCGCCGACGGAAGCCGGCGCGGTCGTCTGTGTCTACAACGCGGGCGCCAGCACGCTGACCGTCTACCCGGCCAACGGCTCGACCATCAACGCCGGCGCCTCCTCGCTCAGCGTCACCGCCACCACGCGCGTCCTGTTCATCGCGACGTCCGCGACGACCTGGATCAGCATCGCGGGCGCCTGATCATGCCGCTCGACAGCGACGACGCGAACGCGGACGCCAAGCTCCATGTGGAGTTCTATACCCACAAGGAGATGGGGCGTCCGTTCATCCGCATCATGGTGCCCGGCGACACGACGAACATCATCGACCAGCCGGTGCGCGATGACCACAAGGAGCGGTTTCCGCGCCAGTGGCTTCACTTCCAGATGCAGAACGAGAACGGCGACATCCCCGGCACGAAGCTGGAGGACTGGCACCACGCCGCGCCCGGCGACATCACCGACGGGCAGGTCGCGGAGCTGCAGATCCTCAAGTTCCGCACCGTGGAGCAGGTGGCCACGGCCAGCGACGCGCAGGTGATGCGGGTCGGCATGGGTGGCGTCGGCCTTCGGCTCAAGGCGCAGGCGTTCCTGCGGATGAAGAGCGAAAGCACCGCGAATGCGGAGCTGGCCGAGGCCAAGGCGCAGCTCGCGGCGCTGCAGGCTCAGGTCGCGCAGCTGATCGAAGCCAAGGGCGAGGCACCGCGTCGCGGGCGTCCGCCGATGGACAGGAGCGCCTGACATGGGCTCGACGATGGTTCAGCTTGTCCAGCAGGTCTGCAACGAGCTGGGCCTCGTCTCGCCGTCTACCGTGGCCGGGAACAACTCGCAGGACGTCATCCAGACGTTGGCGCTGATGAACGCGAGCGGCTACGAGCTGCTCAAGCGTCACGACTGGCGCGAGCTGACCCGGCCGCACCGCTTCACCGTCCAATACCTGACGACGACCGGCACATGGACGACCTCGTCGCCGCAGGTGACCGGCATCCCCGACACCACGGGCCTCGACTCGACCTACATGGCCGTCGGCACGGGCATCAACCAGGACACGTTCATCGAGACCGTCGACAGCGGCACGCAGGTGACGCTGAACCAGAACCCGGGCGGCCCGGGCACCGCGGCAAGCATCACCTTCGCCAAGACCAAGTATTCGCTGCCGGCCGACTACGACGCGCTAGTCCCGCGCACGCAGTGGGACAAGTCAAAGCGATGGGAGATGCTTGGCCCAGAGAGCCCGCAGCAGTGGGAATGGCTGCTGTCGGGCTACATCTCGACTGGCCCGCGCATCCGCTGGCGCCTCTACGGCGCGTACTTCCAGATCTGGCCGGCCACCACGACCGCCGAATACCTCGGCTTTGAGTACAGGTCGAAGGGCTGGGCGCTGTCGTCCTCGGGCGCGATCAAGAACAGCTTTACCGCTGACGACGACACCTGCATCTACCCGGACCGCGTCATGGTCCTCATGACGAAGCTGAAGTATTTCGAGGCCAAGGGCTTCGATACCACGGCGCTCTATCGCGACTTCCTGCGCGAGCTGGAGACGGCGATGGCGCAGGACATGTCGGCCGCCAACCTGTCCTTCGCGCCGCGCCCGGGCACGGTGCTGATCGGCTACGACAACATCCCGGACAGCGGTTACGGGTCGACCTGAGATGGTCCGGCCCGCCCCAGTCTTGCGTGCCGCAAAGCAAGCCAGCGCGCGCGTCGCGTCGATCCCGTCTCCGATCGGCGGGTGGAATGCGCGCGACAGCCTTGCGAACATGAAGCCCACCGATGCGGTGACGCTGACCAACTACTTCCCGACCGCCACCAACGTCGTCTTGCGTGGCGGTTACCAGAAGCACGCGACCGGCCTGCCGGGTCAGGTCGAGACGCTGATGCCGTACAACGGCGCAACGACGCAGTCGCTGTTCGCGATCTCCAGCAACTCGATCTACAACGTCACCAGCGCCGGCGCGGTAGGCGCTGCGGTGGTTAGCGGCTTGACCAACAGTCGATGGGAAAGCACCAACGTCGCGACGCCAGGTGGCAACTTCCTGTACGCGGTCAGCGGCGGCAACAACCCGCTACTCTACGATGGCTCGACCTGGACGGCCATCACCGGAGCTTCGACGCCCGCGATCACCGGCGTCACGACGAGCGAACTAGACAACGTCTGCCTATTCAAGAACCGGTTGTGGTTCATCCAGCGCAACACGCTGAAGGCATGGTACCTGCCAACCCAGTCGGTGGGCGGCGCTGCGCAGGTGCTTGACTTGTCATCGGTGGCGCGCAAGGGCGGATACCTGCTCGCGATCGGCGTCTGGACTATCGACGCCGGCTTCGGCCTCGACGACAACCTCGTGTTCGTGACGACGCAGGGCGAAATCATCATCTACCGCGGCACCGACCCGTCGAACATCTCGACGTGGTCGCTGGTCGGCGTCTGGGCGATGGGCTCGCCGATGGGCAAGCGGTGCTTGGCGAAGTTCGCCGGCGATCTGGCATACATCGCCTTCGATGGCCTGTTCCCGCTCTCGCAGGCGCTACAGAGCGCGCGCGTGGCGCCCGAGAGTGTCGCGCTGACCAACAAGATCCAGGGCGCCTTCGCAGCTGCAACGGCCGCCTATTCCGGCTCGTTCGGATGGGAAATCTGCGTGGCGCCCAAGTTCAACGCCGTGATCGTCAACATTCCGGTCGGCGTTGGGTCGCAGCAGCAGTACGTGATGAACACCATCGTCCAGAGCTGGTGCAACTTCACTGGCTGGAACGCCAACACGTTCTGCTTGCACAAGCAGGATCTGTTCTTCGGCGGCACGGACTACGTCGCCAAGGCATGGACCGACGACCATTCGGATGACGGCGCCGCCATCTCGGCAGGCGCGCTGCAGGCGTTCAACTACTTCGGGTCGCGCGGCCAGAAGAAGATCTTCACCCGCGCGAGGCCGAACCTGTTCGCAGATGGCCAGCCGGCAGTCTTTGTCGGCATGAACATCGACTTCCAGGTCAACGACACCTCGGCGCCGCTGGCCTATCTGCCGCAAACCAGCGCGGTTTGGGATACGTCGCTCTGGGACAACGGAACGTGGGGCGCCGGGCAGAACATTTCGGTGAACTGGCAGGGTGTCACGGGCGTCGGCTACTGCGGGTCGGTCAACTTCCGCTCGGCGTCGAAGGGCCTGTCGCTGGAATGGGCCGCAACCGACGTCGTCTTCATGCCGGGCTGGAACGGCATATGATCGTCGCCGGCCCGGATGTCGGCCATTGGGTCATGGACCGCATCGGCGGGTTCTTCGACCCGGTCTGCATGTCGGCGATCGGCTGGGAGCGCGATGGGCGCCTGACCTCGGGCGCGTCTTACCGCGATTGGAACGGCGCATCGGTCGAAGGCCAGATTGCGGCCGACAGGCCATTGACGCGCGGCTTTCTGTTGGCGATCTTCGACTATCCGTTTCGCCAGTTGGGCGCGCGCAAGATTGTCGCGACGACCTCCGCGGACCACATCCGCAGCATCCGACTTTTGCGTCGCCTCGGTTTTGTCGAGGAGGCCTGCCTGCGTGATGCCGCGCCGGGCGGCGACCTGATCATCTACACCATGCGGCGGGAGACCTGCCGCTTCCTTGGAGACAGCCATGGGCAAGAAAGCGTCCGCACCTCCGGCCCCTGACTATGCCGGCGCCGCCAAGGCGCAGGGCGCGGCGAACGTCGAGGCCGCGCGCGCCTCGGCCATGCTGTCGAACCCCAACATCTACGGCCCGCTCGGCAGCCAGACGGTGACCTATCAGGGCGACATCCCGACCGTCACGCAGACCCTGACGCCCGAGGCGCAGGCGACGCTGCAGGCGCAGCAGCAAGTGGACCGCCGCCTCGCTGAGCTAGGACTGCAAGGCGTCCAGACCGCGGAGCGGACGCTTTCGACCCCGTTCCAGACCGGCACGGGAGAGCTCAACACCGTGTTTGACCTGTCGGGGCTGCCGCGCGCCCCGGTCAACGCCGGGACGACCGCGCAGGAAGCGATCATGGCGAGGCTGGAGCCCCAGATCCAGCGGTCGCGCGCGCAGCTAGAGACGCAGCTTGCCAACCAGGGGCTCTCGCGCGGCGGCGAGGCGTACAACGCCGCCATCCGCGAGCAGCAGCAGCAGGAGAACGACCTGCGCTCGCAGGCGGCGCTGCAGGGCATCGGCCTTGACACGCAGGCTCGCGCGCAGGCGGCGTCGGAGCAGCAGGCGGCGATGGGTTTCGAGAACCAAGCGCGCGCGCAGGCGCTGCAGCGCGAGCTGGCGCTGCGGTCGGTCCCGCTGAACGAGATCATCGGCCTGATGGGCGGCTCGCAGATCCAGATGCCGCAGTTCGGCGCGTATCAGGGCCAGCAGGTCGCGCCCGCCCCGATCTTCGGCGCGGCGCAGGCGGCGGGGCAGAATGCGATGCAGCAGTACGGCATTCAGCAGGCTGGGCTGAACGCGCAGACTGCCGGCCTCGGCCAGCTGCTCGGAAGCGCCGCCGGTCTTGGCGGCCTGTATTTCATGCGCCGCTGATCTAGGAGAACGCAGACATGGCCGTCTCCTTTAACCTGCCGGACCCCTACGAGGCCCAGAAGCAGGACATCGCGCGTCGGCAGAAATACGCCGAGGCGCTCCAGCAGCAGGCATTCCAGCCGACCGAGCCGTTTTCGTATCAGGGCATACAAGCGCCGATCCCTGTCACCGCTTCGCTTGCCAAGGTGCTGGCCGGCCTCGGCGGCGCCTACTTGAGCGCAGAGGGAGCTCGCGAGCAGCGCGAACTGCGCGAGGGCGACGTGAAGAAGGGCCAGGAGTTCGCTGCGGCGCTGCAGGGCGCGAAGACGCCCGAGGAGCGACAGGCCCTGTCGATGCGCGCGCTCGGTGGCGAGTTCGGACAGCGCGCGGGCATCATCGGCGGCGCGGAATACCAGCTTGGCGAGCGTCGCGCGGAGTCCGCAAGGACGCGCGCAGCGCGGGCCGAGGAGGCCGAGCTGAACCGCGAAATGCGGCGCGAACTGGCTGCCGCACAGCAGGAAAACACGCGCATGATCGCAGGCATGGCCGCCGGGCAACGTCAGGATGCGCTAGCCCTGCAGCGAGAGCTTGGAACGGCTCGCCTTGAGGATCAGCGCGCAGAGCGCGAACGCCGCGCCGCGCAGCTGACCCCGCCGGAACAGAAGGAGCTGTTCGACGCCCTCGGGCAGGAGAGCGCCGCCAAAGACTCGATTTCGGCGCTGCGCGAGGCTCGCGCACTCAGCGAGAAGTTCGGCGGCGGCAGGGCTGGCACGGCTCTCTCCTATGTTGAGAGGCAAGGTGCATCTATGGTGGGCATCTCGCCGTCGGAGAGCGCAAAGGCGACCGAGGAGTTCAACAACATCGTCGGGCAGGAGGTTCTCAGGAAGCTGCGCGACACCTTCGGCGGCAACCCGACCAACGCCGAGCGCGAAGTCCTCGCCAAGTTGCAGGCATCGTCCTACGAGGAGCGCAGCGTCCGCAATTCGCTACTCGACCGCGCGATCAAGATGGCCGAGGAGCGCGAGAAGTCGAGCATCAGCCGAGCGGACACCATACGCACCCGCGAATATCGCCAGCCTAGCGGTGCGCGACCGGCTGCCCAGCCCGCCGCGCCCGCCGCACCCGCCGCACCGGCGGCTCCTGGCGCCCCGGCAACGAACATACCGCAGGCCGCGATCGACGCCCTGCGCGCGGGACGAGGGACGCGCGAGCAGTTTGACGCGGCGTTCGGCGCTGGTGCGGCAGCGCGCGTTCTGGGGAGGTAGCGGTGGCCGAGCCGAACCCGTTCCTGCAGTACGTCCAGCCCGCCGCGCCCGCCCAACCAGCGCCGCAGGAAGGGGCAAATCCGTTTTTGCAGTTCGCTCAACCCGCCCCCGGCCCGCAGGAGGCCCCACAGGCCCCGCAGGCTGCCCCACCGCGCACGACGGCCGAGCAGCTGGGCCTTGGCACCCGCGCGGCCGCACAGGGCCTCCTAGGGCTTCCTGGGCTCGCCTATGACGTGGCGGCGATCCCGCAGAACCTCCTGTCCAACATCCCCGGCCTCGGCTTCATGCGGGCCAAGCCGGCAGCCGAGCTCGTGTCGCAGGCGGCGACGGCCATCGGCCTTCCCGAGCCTCGGGACGCGGGCGAGCGGATCATGGGCGCGGCGATCTCGGGCGCGGCTGGCGTTCCTGCTGGTGCGGGATTAGGTGGCGCGGCGCGGCAGATTGCGGCCCCGGCCGCCCAGCGCCTTGCCAACGTGCTGCAGGCCGCACCTGCCCAGCAGGCCCTCACGGGCGCCACGGGCGGCGCCGGGGCGCAGTTGGCGCAAGAGGCCGTGGGAGAGCAGGCCAGCCCGGCAGCCAAGGCCGCTGCCGGCATCCTGGGCGGCGTCGCCGGATCGGTGGCGCCATCGGCAGCCCTCGGTGCCGCTCGTCGCGCTTACACCCCTCTCCCGTCGCGCCTCACCGCGGAAGAACGCAGGTTGATGCAGGTGGCTCAGGCCGAGGGCGTGGAGGTGCCGATCGGCGCGGCCACCGGCAGCAACATGATGCAGCGCATCGAGTCCGGTCTGGCGCAGATCCCGGGGTCGTCCGGTTTGGCGCAACAGCAGCAGCAGCGAATGCGCGAGCAGCTGAATGCCGCGGCGATGCGGCGCGCGGGCGAGGTGGCGACGGACGTCAGCCCCGAAACGCTCGATCGCGCGTTCACTCGGATCGGCAGGCAGTTCGATGATCTGATCGCGCAGACACCGCAGGTCAATCTCGACCGTCAATTCGCTGTGGACCTCGGCGGCATCGCCCGGACCTACGCTCAGCGCCTGCCGACGGACGTGCGGCCAGTGGTGGTGTCGCGCCTGCAGGATCTAGCTGCCATGGCGGGCAGGAATGTCCCGGGCCAAGAGTTTCAGGCCATCTCCAGCGATCTACGGCGGGCCGCGCGCGACTATGCAGGCGTGCCGGAGGTCAATCGGGCGATCAACCAGATGGCGACCGCTCTGGACGATGCGATCGCACGCCAGCTAGGAACTGACCTCAGGCGCGACTGGCAGCAGACGCGCCGGGAATACCGCAACCTGCTCGCGATCGATCAGGCCGCACGAAGCGCCGCAGGCGCCGGCATGCAGACCGGCAACCTGACTGCGGGCGCGCTGAAAAGCGCGGTGCGCGCGCAGGACACCGCCGGCTTCGGTCGCGGACGCGGCGATCTGAACGACATCGCCCGCCTTGCGGGTTTCATTGCCGACAAGATCCCAGACAGCGGCACCGCGTCGCGCCTCAACGTCGCCAACCTCCTGACCCTGTCCGCGCCAGCCATGACCACGGGAAGCATGGTCGGATCGTTTGCAGGCCCCGTCGCGGGTCTTGCCGCAGGAGCGGCATTCCCCTACGCCCTGCAGCGCGCCATCCAGTCCGATCCCGGTCGCGCGTACCTCATAAACCAGCGGTTTGCCGGCCCGTCGCCGCTTTCCGCTGACGCGCGTCGCGCCGCTCTCGCAAGCATCCTCTCGCAGCAAGGGGTCTCCCCATGAGCTTCAACGGCTCCGGCACCTTCCAGATCAACACCGCAGGCCAGCCGGTCGTCGCGGGCACGGTCATCACGGCCACCGCGTTCAACGCGCTCACCGCCGACCTCGCCACCGGCCTCTCGACCTGCATCACGAAGGACGGCCAGACGACCGTCACCGGGAACATCCCCATGGGCGGCAACAAGCTCACGGGCCTCGCGGCGGGCACGGCAGCAGCCGACAGCGCCAGGCTCTCGCAGGTCCAGGGCGGGGTCGTCTCGCTGCTGGGCGTCACAGGCATCGATACCATCGCGGCATCGGCCAATCCCGTCCTGACCAGCTACGCGACCGGCCAGATGTTCTGGTTCGTGGCCGCGGGCACCAACACCGGCGCCACCACGCTCAACATCGACGCTCTGGGCGCCAAGAACATCACCCGCGGCACGGCTGCGCTGGCGGCTGGCGACATCATCAACGGCGCGATCGTGCTGGTGGTCTACGACGGCACGCAGTTCCAGCTCCTGTCCATCACGCGCTCAATCCAGACCAGCTCGACCATCGCATCGGCCTCGACGACGAACATCGGCGCGGCGAATGCCGAATACCTCGCGGTCTCTGGCACCACAACAATCACCGCGTTCGACACCGTCACGGCGGGCATCTACCGGGTGCTCAAGTTCGACGGCATCCTGACGCTGACCTACAACGCGACCTCGCTCATCCTGCCGGGCGGCGCCTCGATCACCACCGCAGCGGGCGACACGGCCGGCTTCGTCTCGCTGGGTTCCGGCAACTGGCGGTGCGAGTGGTACCAGCGCTTCAGCGGCTCGCCGATCGGCGTGGTCGCGATCGCCAACGGCGGCACTGGAAGCACCACCGCTTCGGCAGCTCGTAGCGCGCTCGCCGTCCCGGGGCTCGCCGACGTCAATTCCTTCACGGCAGGCAATCGCGGCGCGGTGTCTGTCCTGACCGATGCGGCCACCATCACCGCGGACTTCGCGGTCGCCAACAACTTCTCTCTGACGATCGGCGGCGCACGCACCCTGGCGAACCCATCTAACCAGACCGCAGGCCAGTCCGGCGCGATCGTGATCACCCAGGACGGCACAGGCGGCCGCACGCTGGCCTACGGCACGAACTGGAAGTTCGCCGGCGGCACTGTGCCTGTCCTGACCACCACCGCGGGCGCCGTCGACGTGCTGGTCTACTATGTCGAAAGCGCCAGCCGCATCACCGCGGCGATGCTCAACGACGTGAAGTGACGCCATGATTGTCCCCGGCTCCGCGAACGCTCTGCTGCTTTCTTCCAGCGCATATACCATCCCCTACTCGCTGCGGTTTCGCGCGAGCAACAGCGCCTATTTGAGCCGTACCTTCGGCAGCCCCACGAGCTCGTCAATCTGGACGTTCTCTGCGTGGGTGAAGCGCGGACTGCTTGCTTCGACGCGCTATTTGCTTGGCGCAAGCACGACGACGAACTTCGGCTTCAATTCGTCAGACCAGCTTACGCTGACGCTCAATGGCGTCACGGCCTGCACCTCGACCGCCGTCTTTCGCGACCCCACGGCCTGGATGCACGTTGTCTACCAGCAGAACGGCAGCGCGCAAACGATCTACGTCAACGGCTCATCGGTGGCGACTGGAACAACGGCAGCGGCTGTCTTCAACACCGCGATCGCGCACCAAATCGGCGCGGCCAACACGACAAATTTCTCAGACGGCTACATTTCTGAGGTGAACTTCATCGACGGCCAAGCCCTGACGCCCAGCAGCTTCGGCCAGACCGACGCAACGACCGGCGTGTGGGTGCCAAAGAAATACTCTGGCACCTACGGCGCAAACGGCTTCTATTTGACGTTCGCCGACGACACGACCACCACGACCATCGGCAACGACAGCAGCGGCAACGCCAACAATTTCACGACCAGCGGCATCTCGGTGACGAGCGGCGTGACGTTCGACCAGATGACCGACACGCCGACGTTGAACTATGCGGTAATGAACCCGCTGGATCTCAGCGGCACGGCTGCGACATTTCAATGGGCCAATATGCAGGTCACGCGAAGCGGTGCGTCGTTCGCGCAGGCTTACTGCTCGATACAGATGTCGAGCGGCAAGTGGTACTGCGAGATGACCGCAGGCGCGGACGTTGCGAACCTTTCGTTGGGGCTTATCACCGGCACGGCAAATGCTGCTGCGAACCGATATCTCGGGCAGGACAGCTTCACCTACGGCTACGATCCAGATGGGCGGAAAGTGAACAACGCTTCGTACTCGCTATATGGAAACTCTTGGACGGCGGGAGACATCATCGGGATCATTCTAGATGCCGACAACGGGAAGCTATATTTCAGCAAGAACGGAACCGTACAGAACAGCGGTGATCCTGTTGCCGGTACAAACGCTGCCTTCACAGGACTGACGGGGCCGTATCGGTTCGTGGCAGCTTTTGAGAACGGCGGCATCTGCGATTTCAACTTCGGCCAACGCCCCTTCTCCTACACGCCGCCCAGCGGCTTCAAGGCGCTGAACACGCAGAACATCACCTCGACTGCGGTGTCCACCAGCGGCAGCTTCACCGGCAACGCGGCTGCGGATGGTCCGTTCATCTGGGCCAATGGCAACCCCGCCACGCTGACGATCAACGGCAATGCCGTCACGTTCGGGACGGACGCCGACAAGACCGCCGGCGGCTTCAAGCTGCGAACCTCGTCGGCCTCGTACAACACGAGCGGGACCAATAATTGGACCTCGACTGCCGGCAACCGTTTCGTGCAGAACAAGAAACCAAATAACTCGCAGGTGAACCCATGAGGTATTCGCTCCCTGACGGCCAGACCGTCCGCATCGACCAAGAGTTTGAGATGGGGGACGTGCGGTATCCGTCCAACTGGCTGCGCTCCATGAACCACGACGAGCGCATGGCGTTCGGCGCGGTCGAGCTGCCGGAGCCGGAGCCGCCGGTGACGCCGTATGTCCCGACGGTGTTCGACGAGATTCGAAACCTGGAGGCGCTGATTACGCCCCGCCGACTGCGCGAAGCTGTGCTCACGCCGGAAGGCAAGGCGTGGCTTGAAGGCATCGAGGCCCAGATATCGGCCCTGCGTCCGCCCAAGCAGGAGGTTGCGCCGTGAACGAATCCACAAAGCACGCAATCGACGCGGCATCGTTTGGCACTGCGGTTGCTACCGTGGCTGGATGGCTCCCTTCGCTCGCGGCGATCTTCACGATCATCTGGACCGGCATCCGCATCTACGAGACGAAAACCGTTCAGCACATCATCAGCCGCTTCCGAAAGCCCGCCGCGTGATCGATGGAAGCGCTGGAAGCTGTCCTTAAGCTGTGGCCGCTTGCGATCGGCTTTATCACGCTCGTGATCGTGCTAGCGAAGCTAGACCAGCGCGTCCTCGTGATCGAGGAGAAGGTCAAGGCTCTGTTTGATCTTTGGAACAAGAAAGGTTGACGATGCCGACGCAAGAGGAAAAGCAAGCTGCGATGAGCGAAGCGATGGCTGCATCCGCCTCTAAAAGCGCGCTTGTCGAGAAGGTCGTGTTTGCGGCCGTGCCTATTTTGTTCTCTTGCGTCGTTTACCTCATGACCTCGTTGAGCAGCGCGCACAACGAGATCATCGTCCTAAAGGGCAAGATTGCGGTGGTGGTGAACGCCGAGAACAAGGCCATCCCGCCGCAGGGCACAACCATCGATATGGCGCAGATCCGCGAGAATCTGAACGACAAGATCGACCGCGTCGAACGTGACGCTGCGCTGTCGCGCGCCGCCATGACACTAGACCGTGAGCGCAGCATGGCGGCGATCGACAAATCCCGCCTCGACATGGCTGCAGACGCTGCGGCTGCAAGGGCTGCAATTCGCTACGAAATAAGCGCGCTTCGAGCAGAACTCGACAAGCGCATCGCGCTACTGGAGAAGAAGTGATGGACCTGCTCAAGATCGTTGGTGCGGTTGCGCCGACCATCGCGACCGCCATCGGCGGACCGCTTGGCGGCATGGCGATGAAGGTCGTCGCCGACGCGCTCGGGCTGCCGGCGGAAAGCAGCGAGAAGGACGTATCGAAGGCGATGGCGGCGGCAACGCCCGACCAGCTTTTGGCGCTCAAGCAGGCTGACCAAGACTTCGCCGTACGCATGCGGGAACTCGACATCGACCTTGAGAAGATCGCCGCGTCGGACCGCGACAGCGCCAGGCGGCGCGAAGCGCAGGTGCGAGACTGGATGCCGCGCGTGCTGGCTTTCGTCGTGGTCGCCGGGTTCATGGCGACGGTGTTCCTCGTGTTGCTCGGGTACGTCGATGGGATGAAGGACCCGTTGATGGCTACTACTGTCGGCACGCTGATCGGGTTCGTCAGCGCCAAATGCGAACAGGTCGTGGCGTACTATTTCGGCTCGTCAAGCTCGTCGCAGCAGAAGACGCAGCTGCTGGCCGGGGGCAAGCAGTGACCGCGGCAACGTGGCCGCAGGCCTTTGCCTCGCTCCTCAAGCACGAGGGCGGATACGTCAACCATCCAAGCGACCCCGGCGGCCGCACCAACCTGGGCGTCACGCAACGTGTCTGGGAAGAGTGGGTCGGCCACCCAGTCGACGAGGCCGCCATGCGCGCGCTGACACCTGCAATGGTGGAGCCGCTCTATCGCAAGCGGTACTGGGACAAGATCCGCGGCGACAACCTGCCGGCCGGCATCGATCTGGCGGTGATGGACTACGCGGTAAACAGCGGCCCGGGCCGGGCGGCGAAGACATTGCAGGAGGCCGTCGGCATCGCTGCGGATGGGTCAATTGGGCCGAAAACTCTGGCTGCGGTGTCTGACGCAGACGCCCTGACGGTCATCGGCGAGATCTGCAACCTGCGCCTCGCGTTCCTCCGATCGCTGCCAACCTGGCCGACCTTTGGCAAGGGCTGGTGGGCTCGCGTCGAGAACGTGCGTAAGGAGGCGTCGTCGCTGGCGCGTCACCCTTCGCAGGAATAGACCGTTTCCGACCGGCGCAGCTTGCGCCACTCCAGCTTGGTCGTGAACGAGGCGTCGCGGAACAGCACCCGGTTGGTAGGCTGGATCGTCAGGCGCCCGTGCTGCGTCCGCATGAACATGAACTCCTTGGCCTGCGCCGGCGCGTGCGTATAGGCGTCGCCCACCGGAATGGCGGTGAACAGGTAATCCGCGGCCAGCTCGTCATCAGCCGCCCGCACGATCGCGTCGAGTCCGTCGAGGTAGTCGTAGACGTGCAGCGAGAACTGCGAGCCGTAGCAATCCCAAGTCTGCGCGTCCTTGATCGTCCATGGCGGCGGGTCATCGCAGAACGCCAAGGCATGCGGCGGCAGGTCTCGGTAGACCGCGCCGCATTCCAGCAGCACCGTGCAGCCCCATGCGCGGCCAGGATGACTATGCAAACCGAACCAGACCGCCTGCAGCCATTCGTCGGCGTCGTAGCCGAGGAATGCGCCGTTGACCGAGACGTACTGGTGGCGCGGCAGGCTGCCGCTGGCGGTGAACAGCGTCACGACAGCGCCTCCCAGAACGCGCACACCCACATCGCCAAGTAAGCTGCTACCGCTATCGCTTCGACGCACGCCCTGCTCATTTCTGAGCACTCTTTTGAACATGCGTTATTTTTGGCGGTGGAAGGCGAAAGAGTGCAGTCCTCCATTGCCCGTCGACGACGCGATACTGCGTATCCCGATGCATTGCATCTAGGCTGATTGCAATCGTGTCGATTTGCGTGACCGTTGGCATCAACGCTTTTGCGGCGGCGATTGCGCCGCGCATGTCGGTGCAGGACAGCTCGCTGATGAATATCTCAACATGCGTCGCGCTCCTCACCCTGATGGAATTGCAGTAACAAAGAAGCGTATCGCTCCAATAGAACGTTCCGTGCGGCGTTTTGATGCTGTCGCCTTCATATTCCGTGCTCATCGTCACTTCTTCCTCCTCTTTCGGTATGGGTTGTCCTTCAGATAGCCGGGGCTGACGTTGCCCTCATCCCACGCCTCGCCCATGCGGCGGCGGATGAGGCGGTCGATCTCTTTGCTGGCGGCGTCCAAGTACCATCCCTTGAGTATGCCTTCACCGGACCACTTGCTGGCGAGGCGGTATCCGTCTGTCTTGCGGCGGGTCATGGATTTCCCTCCAGCGCTTCGCGCGCCCGCCTGCCGCAGTCGGTCATAATCGCCGGCTCATCGACGAAGACCACAGCAGGGTCAGGATCGCCGCGCCTGCGATGCTCGACAGGGAAGTGGTTACGCTGGTCCGCGTACCAACGCAGCGTCTCCCGCAGCCGCTCGGCCTCGGCCAGCAGATAACCCCGGTCGCGGTGCTGCTCCCACATGTCACCCCAGCGGATGTCTCGCTCATGTCGCGCGCGGATCTCTGCGATTTTGTCGCTCATCGTCCATCCCCCCCTGGATATGGATCTCTGCCCGCCTCGATCTCGCGGCAGATACGTCGTAGTTCCTTGGCTTGCGCGGCTTTCTCTTTTTTCCCCGCCGCCGTCGCTGCCGCCGTCGCTGCCGCCCACGCCGCCCACGCCGCCCCCACCGCCGCCCACACCGGCGCTCTCGCCGCCGCCCTCGCCCCAATCGCCCCCACCGCCGCCCTCGCCGCCGCCCTTGCCCCAACCGCCCCCACCGCCGCCCACGCCGCCGCCGCCCGCGCATCCTTTAGCTCATCGTCTGTGGCGCGTCCGCGCGCATATCGCTCAGCTACATCGAGGACTGCGACGCTTCGCGGATCGGACATAAGATGCTCAATTCGACGCGCGCACCAGACGGCGTAGAGCCTCAAATCTCGGTCTCGGACCTCGACAGCGCGCAGACACCAGAGCGCGTCGTCGATACCGTTGGCATCGAGTATCGTCTCGATCAGCAGCGGTTCATCGTCGGGCTGCGTCTTATCCAGGTGCCGCAACAGTTTCTCCCAGCCGTCGCAGCAGGGGCTGTGCGCGCGGATTGAGCTCAGGGTCGTCCTCATCGTCCTTCCTCCATTTCCACGACCGCCAGCCCGGCAGCCTCGATTGCCCGGATCGTCTCCATCCAGATGTTCGTTCGAACTCGCCGCACCCGTTCGGCGGCGTCGAACCAGCCGTCTCCGTAGTCCGAGGCCGCGAGGCGCTCGGCTAGGGCGCGGTGGTCGGTCACGCGCTCACCTTCGCGATGCGCTCTCCGATCCACCTCATAACCGGCACCGCCATGCTGTTGCCCAAGGCCTTGTACCGCGGCCCGTCTGGACACTCGGCGGGCGGCTTGCCGCGCCAAGGGATCGCGGTCCAATCGTCGGGGAATCCTTGGAGGCGCTCGCACTCGCGCGGGGTCAGGCGGCGGACTTGCATGGCGCTTTGCAGGCTGAGTCCGCCTGCGTTCTGACTGGGTTTATAGCCGTTTGCCGTCATCTCCGGCGCAACGTCGACCTTTCGGGCGGCGTCGAAGTTTTCTTCAAACGCCACCGCCACCGTCGCCGTGCCGCCCTTTGACCCAGTGCCCATCGCGTGCGTCGTGCCGTCGACGCTGCTGATCGGGTCTTGCGTGGGATGGAACGCCACCGGCACCAGCGGCGTCCCGCGCCCCGTGCCGTCCTCCGATGCGTCGAAGCCCTCGGCGCGCAGCGAGTGGGCGATCGGCACGAACAGCCCCGCGCCGCCGAGCGCGTGCTGGTCTTCAAGCCCCTGCTTCTTGCCGAACGCGGCGTTGAGCGTCGGCGCAATGTCGGCGGGCCAGCGCACGTCCGCGATCAGTCCTCCGTCAAGCTCGCAGCCGGTGCCGAGCCCGCCACCGCCTCGAGTGCGCTCTGCAAGGCTGGGGGCAGGTCTTTGCCCCGCCGCTCGGCGCGGCGCAGGATCCCGGCACACGCCTTCGCGCTCAAATAGAACCTGGGCGGCACGGCGCTGGTCTCCAGCACATCCGACAACGAACACACGGCGGCGTCGCTGGGCCACTCCGAACCACTGAGCGTCCAGCACCCGGTAGGCCCACCCGTACCCCAGCTGCCCCAGCGCCCCGAGGAAGGAACCAAAATCCCGTCCTCCCCCGCTGGACAGGACGCCGGGGACGTTCTCCCAGACAATCCATGCTGGGGCGCGTCCAGCAGCGCGTCGAAGATCGTCGATTGCATTGGCTAGCCTCACGAACTCAAGGGTCAGGTTGCCGCGCGCGTCCGCGAGCGAGCCGCGCAGGCCCGCAACGCTGAACGCTTGGCACGGGGTGCCGCCGACCAGCAGGTCGGCGTCTACGATCCACGACTGGTCGCGCAGCACGGTGAAGTCGCCGTGCAGCGGAACGCCAAGGAAGTGATGCTCTAGGACGGCGCGCGGAAATGGCTCGATCTCCGAGAACGCGAGCGGCGTCCATCCAAGGCTGTGCCAAGCGGCGCTCGCTGCCTCAATACCGCTGCAGACGGACAGATACCTCATCGCAGCATCGCCAGCACGATCACGACGCCGCCGGTCATCGCGCCGAGGATCGCGGAGACCATGAGGTAGACCGCCGGGCCTTTCGCCCAGCGGTCCTCTTCCATCCACCCGAACGCCTCTCCGGCGGCGCGGATGTGCGGATTCTCGTCGGTCATCCCGCCACCTCGGCCACCCGGCGGCGGCTCTCCTCCATGATGCGCTCGTGCGCGTCGGGCGACGCGGCGCTGATGTCGTCCAGGTTGCCGCGCTGCGCGAGCATCACGCGGTCGATGTCCTTGACCGTCTGGGCCTTGCGGATCGCCGCGACGATGGCGCGGGCGCGCTCGGCCAGCTCCTGCGGGAGTGCGCCTGTCGGGGCGTCCGAGGACGCTGCAGCCGGGGAGTCTGCATCCGACGCGGCAGGCGCGGTGTTGTCGGCCTCTTGTTCCACGTTGTCGAGGAGGGCGTCCATCGCCTGCGTCACCGCGGCGAGCGGCGACGAGGCGGGGGGCGGGGTGATGTCGCGCATGGTGACGCTGGTCGGCGCGCTGCCGGCGAGGTCGTCGTCGGCGTGGATGCCGAGGATCGCCTCGGGCATGTACCTGCGCGCCCACTCGCGCGCGCCGCGGTACGCCAGCATCTGATCGGTGTTCTTCTTCCACTGCTCGTTGCTGGTCTTCCAGCCCGCGACGGTGCCGATGACCTCGCGCGGCTCGGCGTCACCGACGAGCTTGCCCGACACCGTCACGCTGCGCTGGTCGCCCGCGCCGCTATAGCGGTAGTCGAGGCTGCCCTGCAGCTTGCCCGAGGCGTTCACGATCGCGGCGATCAGCTTGCCCTCGTAGCCGAGCTTGCCCGACAAGACGTAGGTGTGCTGCGCAACCGCGAACGGGTCCATCCGCCACCGGAACGCCTGGGCGGCGACGAGGAAGCAGTCGCCCAGCTTGCCCTCGCCGCGCAGGTGCGCGGGGACTAGCGAGGCCGACGACATCAGCTTCGCGACACGCTGCAGCTGGCCGAAGATGTCGCTGTCGAGATAGACGGCGACGGGGTCGTTGAAGTCCACCGAGACCGCGCGCGGCGCGGTGGCGGTCGGCAGGTTGGTCACGTTGGTCATGCGACGTACTCCCTCTGGATGCTGGCTGCGATCTCGTTGGCCGCCCACTGCGGAATTCCGATTTCGAGAACACCCGCGGTGTAACCCGGCCAGTCGTTGTCCGCAACAGATTTCGCGAAGCGGCGCAGGATCTGGCGCAGCTGCTGGTCGGCGGCGCTGGCGGCGTCGGCGCTGAGCGCGGCGACGTAGCCCAGATGCGGGGCGTTGCTGCCGACGACCATGAAGGCGTGCGAGGGCCGCTGGACACCGAGCAGCCCGGCGACGAGGCGGAACATCGCGTCGCCCAGGTCGTAGCGGAGATTGGCGCAAGTGCGCCGCCATGCGTTCGGCGCGGGATTCGCGGTGGTCTTGAGGTTCACCGCCAGCCCGGCCCTGCCGATCCACAGGTCGGGACGGCACAGCAGCGTCAGGCCAGTTTCCTCGTCTTTCGCGACCATCGTGACCTCGGCTCGACCGCCGGCCTCGAGGAGGCGGCGGGCGTCGGGCTGGGCCATGAGCGCGTCGCGCATCGAGATGATCTGCATGTGCGCGTCGAAGCTGATGATCGACCGGCCCTCCTGCGCGTCGCGCCACGCCCTGCCCTCGCGCGTCGAGAAGTTGAGGCCCTCGGGCTTGACCGCGTAGCGGTGGTGGAAGGCGTCGGCACCCTCCAGGATGTAGCAGTGCGCGGCGGTGCCGAGCGCCATCGCGGGCGTGCTGTCCGACTGGATGCGATCCGGGTTACCGCGCCAGAACGCGAAGGCGTGAGCCGGGCACTCGGTCTCGTAGGCCACGAGGTCGCTGCCGCTGACCGCCGGGGCCGGGATGCCGGTGCCGGACAGGTAGGCGTCGAACGAAACGTCGTGGTGGATGCCTTCATCGATCATTGGTCGTCTCCCTCTTGAGCTGGCGGTGGACCCAGCCGCGCAGCGCGGCCATGCGGGACTGCTTCTTGCCGCGCGGGGCGTGAGCCGCCTTGCGGATCATGCTGCGGTAGACGCGCAACAGCTTGCGGCGTTCGCTGGTCATCGCTTGCCCTCCATCGCGGCGAGCTGGTGCTCCAGCGCGGCGATGCGCTGGTGCGCCAGAAGATAGTCGAGCGTCTCAGGGTTGAGGTCGCGGGCCAGTTCGACGCGGAGCTGGATGCGCGCGCGGAGCGTCGCGGGCGTGTCCAACAGCGCGCGGACGGCGGGCAGGGGGCGGGTCATGCCAGCACCATGATCAGCGCGAGGATGATGCCCATGAGGGCGGGGGCGAGGAGGCCGCGCATCACTCGGCGTCCATCTCGTTGCGGATCTCGCGCTCGGTCATGTACGCGAACTCGTCCGTGATCAACTCGCCGGCCTCCATTGCGGTCTTGCAGTCGGCCTCCCACTGGATCTCGCTGTCCTCGCTGCCGCAGCCGATGCGGGCGTGCTGGGCGACGAGAACGTCGCGCAGGCGCTCCATCGCCGCCTGCACATCGTAAGCCGCGCGCAGCTTGGCGCTGCGAATGACGCTCAGCGCATCCTCGCACTCGTCGAGGAAGCCCACGCTGCGGATGTGCGTTTCGCCTCGATCGGTGGTGTCCTTCATGCTCATCATCGACATAGTCTGTCTCCCCGGTTGCGTCGCCGTCGTTGGCGACGGGGAAAACATACACCAGCGGTGCAGGCCGTCAACAGGTTCGCGTAAATAGTCTGCTTGACGGCTACACGCCGGGTGTAGTAGCCGTGGCGAACCATGAACCTAGACCAGTTCCTCGCCGCCATCGGCGGCACTCTCGCGGCGGCTCGCGCATTCGCGACCTCGCCTCAGGCCATCAGCAACTGGAAGCGTCGGCAGCGGCTTCCGGCGGCTCGCCAGCTCCAGGCGCTGCAGATCGCGCGCAAAAAGCGCCTGCGGTTTGATCCGGCGGCGGCCACGCAGCCCGAGGCGCGGCGATGAACCGGATCACCGCGATCGAGCAGGTCACCAACGCCCTGCGCGTTGCCGGAGGTAGGGCCACGACCTCGGATCTGTGCGCGGCGCTGCCGCAAATGGACCGCGGCGCGATCCTCGGGTCGCTGGCGCACCTCAAGCGCAAGCGCGTCGTCGAGAGCAATTACGTCCCGACGAGGCCGCCGGAGTGCGGCTGGACATACTGGTTCACATCGACGAGGCCGGTGCGCGGCTCGCGCTACCGCGCTGCGGTGTCGGCGGGGTTCACGCGGGTCATCTGCGAATGGATGGACAAGCAAGGCGGCGAGGCCAGCATCGAGGCGTGGCGGGCGTGGATCGCGGGCATACAGAACCGCATCCGGCTCAACAGCGCTATTCACTCGCTGCGCAAGCGCGGCTTGGCCGAGTGGGGAGACGACCGCGTCGCGCTGACGCCAGAGGGCCACAAGGCACTCACGCTCGGTCGCAAGGTCGCGCCATACCCTCCGCAGCTGCAGGATTTCGAGGACGGCGAGCCGGTCGAAGCGCAGCCATCCACCGATCCCGAGCAGAGCGTCGAGCGCGCCGAGCGCCTCTGGCCGCGGCTGATGGGCGGGCGGCGTTTCGAGGACATTCCGGCCCACATGATCCGGCCGCTGAAGGTGCTGCGCTGGACGCCGCGCGTCGAGGCGCGGAGCCTGACCGGGTCGAGCGGTGCCATGCTGGCGGAAAGCCGCAGCTCGATCGGGACGACGCCATGAGGCGCAAATGGCAGGGTGTGATCCTGGGCGAGCCGGTTTCCAAGGCCAACAGCCGCCGGATCGTGCGGTTCGGCACGAAGCTACGCGTCATCAAATCCGAGAAGGGGCTGGCCTACGTCGAGGCCGTCGCGCGGCAGGTGCCGGAGCTGCCTCCGGATAAGCAGCTGCTGTCACCAATTCGGCTGACCGCGCACATCTACTATTCCAGCAACAGGCCGGACCTCGATCCGAGCCTGCTGCTGGACGCCTTGCAGGGCCGCATCTACCGCAACGACCGCGCGGTGCGGGAAATGCACCTGTACCACCACCTCGATCGCACGACGCCGCGGGCCGAGGTCTACCTAGAGGAGATCGACGAATGAGCGCAGTGAACGACGACCTGACGAGCTACGCCGACCGCCTGACACGCCTGCTCGACGCCGCCGACGAGGCGCGCGAGGACATCAAGCAGCTGCGCGTCGAGATCAAGTCCGCGGGCTACGACCCCGCTGCGCTGGTGCGCGTGGTGCAGCTGCGCCGCGACGAGCGCAAGCGGGCGAAGGAGCAGGAGCGGCTGCAGGCGGTCGCGCTCTACGCTGATCGGCTCGGGGTCCAGCTCGCCCTCGCGCTTTAGAAACCGGCCAGGCCCTCCCTTGCCGTCGCCGGCGGGCGGCGGAACCTAAAACCGATCCAGCGCGAGTTGCGACGCGTCAACAGGCCCCTGGCCGGGTCGTTTACCTGATGGATCGGACCCGCCAACAAACCAGAAAACTGGGAGAGTTCGACATGGCTCTGGGTTGGATCGACTGCATCGCGATCGCGATCATCGTGGCGTTCGTGCTTGACTTGAAACGCTGACGACCCGCACAAATGACGCGCCCCGCCGGGCTGGAACCGGGCGGGGCGCAACGGACTGCACCAACCAGTCCGGCCACAATGGCGCGCTGAACCTATCGCGCGCGGCGGGCCGGATCAACGCGAAAGGGCGCTGATGGACCCGCTAGTACCGCCGGAGGTCGATCTCCGGAATTTCACCTACATGCCGCTCGACGTGGTTCGGCTGCGCGACAGCGACATCGCGGGCGTCGAGGACGGCGAAGTCTTCCGCGCGGCGGTCCTCGCGTGGTGCGCCGCTTGGCATCAGGTTCCCGCCGCCAGCTTGCCCGACGACGACGCCCTGCTGGCCCGCCTGACCGGCTACGGACGCGACATGGCGACCTGGAGGCGGGTTCGCGAGGCTGGCGCGCTGCGCGGTTTTGTGCGGTGCAGCGATGGCCGTCTCTACCACCCGGTTGTGGCCGAGAAGGCGTTGGAAGCGTGGGACAAAAAGGGCCGCCAAGTTGAGCGCACGCGACGCGCCACGGAGGCCGCTGCGGAGCGCGCACGGGTGCGTAGAGAATCCGTTACGGATTCCGTAACGGACTCCAAGGAGAGGAGAGGAGAGGAAAGGAATAGAGAGGAAAGAGATATCGGAAACGTCCCTCCCAGTTCTGGGGGGTCCGGGGGGACGCGCGCAGAGCGCGCCGACCGCGGGGCGCGCCTGCCGGCGGATTGGTCACCGACGGAGGACGACCGCGCGTTCGCGGCCAGCATCGGCGTCGCGGTTGAGCGCGAGGCGGCGTCGTTCCGCGACTATTGGCATGCCAAGCCCGGCGCGGACGGGCGCAAGACCAACTGGTCGGCAACCTGGCGCAACTGGGTGCGCCGGACATCGGAAAGGAAGCAGGGCAATGGCACAGGATCTCGATCTCAGTCCCGCAACGGGTTTATCGTTCTCGCTGAGCGCCTTGCTCGGGAGGATGCAGACCGAGCAGCCGGGCGCCCCGCTGGCGATTTCTTCGACCCAGAAGGCCGAGGCTGAGCGCGCCCTGGCGGCGATTGAGGCCGCCCTGCAGCCCGCACCGCAGGCGCTGGCGCTGCGCTGGATCTCGGCGCTTGGCACCCTGACGGCGACCAAGCCGGGCGAGGCCGACGGCGATGCCAAGGCCAGGGCCTACGCAGCGATGCTGGAATATCCGGGGTCAGCGTTCAGCCGGGCGAGCCTCGACGCGGCGGCGCGCAAGTTCCGGTGGTTCCCGAGCTACGCTGAGGTCTGTGAGCACCTCGAGGCCGAGGTCGCGGCGGCGAAGGCCCAGCGCCACCAGCTGCGCCGGGCGGTCGCGCTGCCGGCGGAAGGGTCGAGGCCGGTCGGGAAGTGGTCCACGATGACCGACGAGCAGAAGGCGGAATTCGAGTCGACGATGGCGAAGTTCCGGTCCCGGTTCGCCTCGGATGCCTCGCGCGGCCCCGAGGATGGCGCAGGAAGCGCGGAAGCCCGCTGACCCATGGCAGGGTAGCGGGCGACCGGCTTCCGGCGTTCCTAGGGCCGTTCTAGGCGTTTTCGGGCCGGAGATGCCTCGGCAGGCGCTTGTAGGCGGTCCTGACCGCGTCCGACCACTCGTCGGCGGTCATCAGGTCGGTGTCGATGACGCCTCGGCGCAGGAGGACGTCGCGCAGCTGCTCGGCGTCGAGGAGGCTGGCCTCGCCCATGGCGTGGCGCAGGCGGGTGAGGCTCATGGTCGGGTGGACGCGCATCATGAGACTCCCTTATCCAGACCGGCGCTGTTCCCTTCATACCAGCCGCGCATATACTCCGCGCGATTGCGGTTCCGAACGCTGCGGTTCGTCGCGCGCTTTTCGGCATCGGCAAGAGAAACGCCGCGTGCGGCTGCGCGCCATCCGGCGCGGAAAGAACGGAAGCAAAGCGTTTGACCTTCCGGCAGCAGCCTGGCGGTGCCGGTCGGCAACCAAGTGATCGCGGTGGGGCGGGTGTCGAGGGTCATCTGTGTCTCCGTGGTTGCTGTTGCGATGCGAGGAACATACACCGCCGGTGCATGATGACCATTGCAAGGAACGCGGGGCGGTATGCGCTTGACGCATGGGTGGCTTGACGGTCGAAGCGGACAGGGCCATCATTGTTCACCTATGACGGAAAACGACTAGCGATATCAGCGACATGGCGGCCCGGAAAATAAAGCGCCTGCTGTCGGACGACTGGAAGGCGAAGATCCAGGCGTCGAACATCTGCCATCGGCTCGCGCTGCACGTCGATGGCAAGATCGAGATGACGCCGACGCAGGTTCGCGCGGCGGAGATCCTGCTCCGCAAGACCGTGCCGGACCTCGCGCGCACCGAGGTGACCGGCGCGGATGGCGGGCCTCAGAAGATCATCTACGAGTGGGGCGAGCCGACGTGACCGAGCTGCGCGATGCGCGCGTTCGGATGCCGTACAACCCGCGCAAAGCGTTCATGCCGTTCCACCGCAGGACGCAGCGATGGTCCTGCCTCGTCGCCCATCGCCGGGCGGGCAAGACCGTCGCCGCTATCAACGACCTGATCCGCGCCGCGATCACCGCGCGCCAGCCGCATGCCCATTATGCCTACGTCGCGCCGTTCCGCTCGCAGGCCAAGTCGGTCGCCTGGGACTACCTCAAAAGATACGCCGAGCCCGCAACCGCAGGCGTCAACGAGGCCGAACTGCTGCTGACGACCCGCACCGGGGCCAAGATCCAGCTGTTCGGCGCGGACAACGCCGACGCGATGCGCGGCCTCGGGTTTGACGGCGCGTATCTGGACGAGTACGGCGACTTCCGCCCCTCGGTCTGGGGCAACGTCATCCGCCCGACGCTCTCGGACCGGCAGGGCTGGGCGGTGATCGGCGGGACGCCGAAGGGCCGCAATCAGTTCCACGAGGCGGTCGAGGCCGCGCAGCGATCTCCCGACTGGTTCTTCCTGCGCCTGCGCGCCAGCGACAGCGGCATCCTGCCGGAGACCGAGCTCCACGCGCTTCGCGCGCAGCTGACGCAGGACCAGTACGACCAGGAGTACGAGTGCAGCTTCGACGCCGCCATCCTCGGGGCTTTCTACGGCGTCGAGATGCGCGAGGCCCTCGACGCTGGCCGCATCCGATCGGTGCCGCACGACCCGGCGCTGCCGGTCTACACCGCGTGGGACATCGGCTGGCGCGACGACACCGCCATCTGGTGGTGGCAGGTAGCCGGCGGCGAGATCCACGTCATTGACCACCACGCCTCGAGCGGCTCGACCATCGCGGAGCTGGCCGAGATCGTCGCCGGGCGGCCGTATCGCTACGGCAAGCACTACCTGCCGCACGACGCGCGCGCCAAGACGCTGGCCTCGGGCGGGCGCAGCGTGGTCGAGCAGCTGGCGGCGCTCCTCGGCGGCATCGGAATGTTCCAGATCGTGCCAGACCTCGGCGTGCAGGACGGCATCCAGGCCGTGCGCCTCATGCTGCCGCGCGTCTGGTTCGACGCCGAGCGGTGTCATGAGGGCATCGAGGCGCTGCGCCAGTACCAGCGCGAGTACGACGAGGACAAGCGCGCCTTCCGCGCCGCGCCGCGACACGACTGGACGAGCCACAGCGCAGACGCCTTCCGCATGATGGCGATCGCGTGGCGCGAGGAGCCGCGGGTCGAACCGCCGCGCAGTGATCGGCCACTATTGATAGGGCCTGACAACTCGGCTACCCTCAACGACATGTGGGCCGCGTCGGCAGCCCGATCTCGGAGCGCGCGCATATGAGCGACAGCGAGTACCACGCCGCAATGGGCGAGTTCGCGGGGCACATGCTCTGCACCGCCGTCGCCGCGCATTTCATGCACTGGTCGACAGACAGCTACGCCGCGCACAACGCGCTGGGAGAGTATTACGAGGCGATCCCCGGCCTCGTCGACACCGTCGTCGAGAGCTATCAGGGCTGCTACGGGCTCGTCGGCAAGTTCGTCGCGCGCATGGACAATCCCCGCGGCAAAGGCGTCGAGGCCATGGTCGCCTATTTCCGCGACCAGAAGGACTACGTCGAGAAGCAGCGCGAGAAGCTGCCCGATCGCAGCGAGCTGCAGAACGACATCGACGCCATCGCGTCGCTGATCGACAGCACGCTCTACAAGCTCCGTTTCCTGTCCTGAGGAGGCCCAGATGGCCGGCGTGAACAACCCCTACCGCTACGCCTACGAGGCCGTCGCCGCCTCGCAGACGGATCAGGCGCTCGGCGCGACCGGCGCGACCGGCGACTACCTGCACCGCCTTCTGATTTCCGTCACGACGGCATCGACCGCCTCGGTCACGCTGAAGGACGGTTCCACGACCATCTTCACGACGCCCGCGGCAACGCCGATCGGCGTCTACAGCATCGAGGTCAACGCGGTGTCGCGAAACGGCGCGTGGAATTTGACCACGGGATCGAATGTCACGGCTGTCGGCGTCGGCGTCTTCGCGTAGTGTCATGAACAGGCCCGGCCTCTATGCCAACATCCTCGCCAAGCAAGAGCGCATCAAGGCGGGCTCCGGCGAGAAAATGAAGCGCCCTGGCGAGAAGGGCCGGCCGACCGCGGCAGACTTCAAGCAGGCGGCCAAGACCGCAAAGCCGGAGAACAAGCGATGAGCGCGGCGTGGCAGCGCAAGGAGGGGAAGAACCCCGCCGGCGGCCTCAATGCCAAGGGCCGCGCCAGCTACAAGGCCCAGACCGGCGGCACCCTCAAACCGCCCGTGAAGTCGGGCGACAACCCGCGCCGCGCCAGCTTCCTCGCCCGCATGGGCAACATGCCCGGCCCGATGGCGAAGAACGGCAAGCCGACCCGCCTCGCGCTTGCGCTGCGCGCATGGGGCGCATCGTCCAAGGCCGAAGCGAAGGCCAAGGCCCGCGCCATCAGCGCGCGAAACAAGGAGTAGCACCATGGCGATGACGCGCGAGCAGATGGACGAGTTCGACCGCATCATGATGGGCATGCCGGCGCGGCAAGCGGGCAATGCGCCCGTTCGCGCCATGACGCCGACGCCGGAGTCGATGGACCCGATGCTGCGACCAGAGGGCACCGCCGGCGGCCCTGTCGTCAGCTACAGCCTCGACGACATCCGTCGCTTTCTCGGCATGGGCGGCCGCCCCGCGATGTCGCCCGCCGAGGCTGCCGACGCCGCGCAGATGTACGAGCGTCTGCCCAACGCCGCCCTTCCTCCGACGCCGCCCGGCGACTACGACGCGCCGTCGCCGTCGATCCCGTACATGCCTAGCACCGACCCGCGTGGCGCTGCGGCCCCGATCCCGGCGCCGCCGCGCCCTGCCGCCCCGCCGCGTCCGCGCCTGCCGGTGATGCAGGGTCTGCCGACGAACGAGGCGGGCTTCGTGCCGCCGCGCCCCGACACGTTCGGCGGCGTGACGCCGGCGGACATGGCGGCGATGCCGATGGCGCGCCCCATGCCAGTTGATCCAATCGGTATCCCTCGACCCGCCATTCCGTCAGGCGCGATGGTTCCGGGCACGATGCCCGGCGAGGCGGCCAATGTGCCATTGCGCGCCACACCGCAGCAACTCGCGCAAGCAATGCGAAGGTTTGGCCGCATGGAGCTCGATCCAAACAGCTTCGCCGCACGGTTTGCGCGCACACAGCGATGATCTCGATCGCCACCGTCCTGCGATCCGGCGGCGACTACCGCCCCGAGCATGTCCGCGCCCTAGCCGACATGTGCGCGCGTTTTGCGCCGGCGCACCGTTTCGTGGTGCTGACCGACACCTGCTACGCGTTCGCCGAGGACGACGACATCGAGGCCCGGCCGTTGCGCCACGATTGGCCCGGCTGGTGGGCGAAGATGGAGTTGTTCGAGCTGCCCGGCCCCGTCCTGTTCTTCGACCTCGACACCGTGCTGCGCCGCGATATCACGCCGCTGGTCGAGCTAGTCCGCGACGAGGAGTTCGTCATCCTGCGCGACTTCTACCGCGGCCGCAGCAACCGCAACGCCATGCAATCGTCGATGATGTGGTGGGATGGCGACCTGTCGAGGCTGACCGCAGAGTTTGAGGCTGACCCTCGGTATTACCTCGGCGGCGACCAGGAATGGTTGGAACAGCATTACGCCGGCGAGCTGGCGTTTTGGCAGGACGTCGCGCCGCGCGCGATCGGCAGCTTCAAGGCTAGCCCGCGCACTAAGAACGAGCGCGTCATCATCTTCCACGGCCAGCCGCGTCCGTGGCAGCAGACCGAGGTGCCATACCATGCAGCGGCGTGAAGGCTGGCACGTTCCCGAAGCCGACCAAGTTGCGCTTGAAATCATCCTGCGCGAGGTCGACGACCTGCGAACCGACATCCTGCCTCTCACCGACAAACACCGCACCGCAATCCAAGCCGGCGGCAATGTCGGCATCTGGCCAATAGAGCTCGCGATGCATTTCGCCCGGGTCGTGACCGTGGAGCCGGACGAGTTCAACCACGCGGCCATGATGGCAAACCTCGACGATCGCTTGCTTGGAGCCAATCGCGCGCGCGTCATGGCCTACCGCGGCGCATTCGGCGCGCAGCCCGGCACCGGCGCGATGGACCGTTTCGACCCGCACAATGTTGGCGCGCACCGAGTGGCTGACGGCGCCGAGTTCGCGATCATGAGGATCGACAGCCTAGAAATCGAGGACTGCGACCTGCTTTGCCTTGATGTGGAGGGCTTCGAGCATTTCGCGGTGCAGGGTGCCGAGCGCACCATCAAGCGGTCGTGGCCTACGATCGTGCTGGAGCTCAAGGGCCTCGGCGAGCGCTACGGCGTGACCGACGTTGACACCATCACCATGCTGGCGGATTGGGGCTATATGATCGCCGGGCATGTCCATCGCGACGTCATCTTCCGCAGGAGGCCGTGATGGCCGACGCCCAGCCGACCGGACTGCAGAAGTACCTGCAGGCGATCTCGACCTACGAGCGCGAGTTCGAGCGCTGGCAGAAGCGTGCGACCAAGATCATCAAGCGGTACCGCGACGACATGCGGACGCAGTCGGGCAACGAGACCGTCAAGTTCAACATCCTCTGGTCGAACGTCCAGACGCTTATCCCCGCGGTCTACGCCAAGCTGCCAAAGGCCTCGGCGGCCCGGCGCTTCGGTGACAACGACCAGGTCGGTCGCGTGGCGGCGCAGCTGATCGAGCGCGCCCTAGACTATGAGATCGAGCACTACCCCGATTTCCGCGCGACGATGAAGTACGCCGTCGAGGACCGCTTCCTCGGCGGGCGCGGCGTCGCATGGGTGCGCTACGAGCCGCACGTCCGCGCGCAGGAACTCGGCATGCCCGAGGACGGCACGCAGGTCACCGAGGATGTGGACGAGGACGGCAACCTGCCCGAGCCCGCCGGCGTGCCCGAGGAGATCGAGTACGAGTGCGCGCCGGTGGACTACGTCCACTGGAAGGACTTCGGCCATTCGTCGGCCAGGACATGGGAAGAGGTCACGCAGGTCTGGCGCTGGGTCTACATGACCCGCGAGGCGCTGGTCGAGCGCTTCGGCGAAGAGATGGGCCGCAAGATCCCGCTCGACAGCGGACCCGACAACCTCGACGGACCTAACAAACAGCGCGAGGGCACGCGCGCAAAGATCTGCGAGTTGTGGGACCGCGAGACGCAGAAGGTCTACTGGATCAATAAGAGCATGGCGCAATTCGTCGACGAGCGCGACGACCCGCTGGAGCTGGAGGGCTTCTACCCCTGCCCGCGCCCGCTCTACGCCACGACGACGTCCGACACCCTCGTCCCGGTGCCCGACTTCCTGCTCTATCAGGATCAAGCCAACGAGCTGGACATCCTGTCCGATCGCATCGACGGGCTGGTCAAGGCGCTGCGCATGCGCGGCGTCTACGATGCCTCGCAGCCTGCCCTGCAGCGCCTCCTGACCGAGGGCGACAACAACGCGCTGATCCCGGTCGACAAGTGGATGGCGTTTGGCGAGAAGGGCGGCCTCAAGGGCTCAATCGACCTCCTGCCGCTCGACACCCTCGCCCAATGCTTGCTGCAATGCTACGCGGCGCGCGAGCAGATCAAGGCGCAGATCTACGAGATCACCGGCATTTCGGACATCATCCGCGGCCAGACCGCCGCGTCCGAGACCGCGACGGCCCAGCAGATCAAGGGCCAGTACGCGGGCCTACGGCTGCGCTCGATGCAGGAGGAGGTCGCCCTCTTCGCGTCGGAGCTGATCCGCCTCAAGGCGCAGATCATCTGCCAGCTGTTCCAGCCGCAGACCATCCTCCAGTACGCCGCCGCGCAGCAGATGTCGCCGGCCGACCAGCAGCTAATCCCCCAGGCGCTGCAACTGCTGGCCGACAAGCCGCTGCGGAACTTCCGCATCGAGGTCGCGTCCGACAGCCTCGTTCAGATTGACGAGGCGCGGAACAAGCAGGACCGGCTGGAGTTCGTGCAGGCCTATGGCGGCTTCCTCGAAAAGGCGCTGCCGGTCGTCCAGCAGGTGCCGCAGGCCGCGCCGATCGTCATCGAGCTGATGAAGTACGGCATCGGCGCGTTCAAGCAGGCCGAGCCGATCGAAGGCACGCTCGACCGCATGCTGGAGCAGATCACCCAGCAGCAGCAGGTCGACGCCGGCGCCCAGCCGCCGCCCGACCCCGAGATGGTCAAGGCGCAAATGCAGCAGCAGGCCGAGGCCGCGCGCATGCAGGCCGAGCAGCAGAAGGCGCAGTTCGACGCGCAGATGCAGCAGGCCAAGCTGCAGGCCGACATGCAGATTGAGCAGATGAGGGCCCAGGCGCAGGCTGCCATCGAAGAGCAGCGCCAGCGTTTCGAGGCTGCTCTGAAGGCCGAGGAGCTTGCCCAGCGCGCCGAGCTGGAGCGGCACAAGGCGCAACTCGACGCCGATACCAAGATCCTCGTGGCGCGTATCGGCGCGGCGGGGGCGGATGTCCCGGCGATCGACGCGGTCAACGATATCACCAACCGCATGGCGACCGGCATGTCCGAGGACGTGCGCTCGATGATTCAGGCGATGGCGCAGGACAGCGCCCAGCGCGAGCAACAGCTGCTGGGGCTCATGCAGGCGCTGATGCAGGCCATGGCCGCCCCGAAACGCATCGTCCGCGGCCCGGATGGCAGGGCAATGGGCGTTGAAGTTGGCGCATGATCGGCATCTGGGACGCTGGGCGATGGGACGAGGCGACGTGGGGTGACTCGCCGTACATAGTCGTCGACGACACCCATGATGGCGAATACCGCGCCAAGAAGCTGCGCGAAGAGCGGGACGCTACCGATCAGCGCCGGCAGCGCGTCCTGGCGCTGTACGAGCGCATCGTCGAGGGCAAGCAGTCACTGCCCGATGCCGCGGAATACGTCGTCACGCGCGCGGTCGAGGCCGCAGGGGTCGAGGCCCGCGCCGACATACTGAAGGCCCCGAGGATCGACCTCGGCCGCATCATGGCTGGATTGGAGCGCGCCTCCGCAATCCAGCGCGACATGCAACTGGAGGCCGACGACGAGGAGGTGATGTTGCTGCTATGAGGACGCGATACGTGTGGCGCGACGGCGAGA